TAGCGACATTGCCTACTTCTAGCTGGACACCCCATAGTGCGATGTTACCGCTCTGCACACCGATGCTACCTGCTCTCGTCGCATTGGCTGAACCCGATGAGAACCAGAAGCCTACCTGCGACCAGTCGGTGCCCGCCGTTGTCCCGAATGTCTTGCCTGCTACGGACGGCACCGCAAACTGCAATGAGTAGTGTTGCCATGCCCCACTTATCGTGACGGACTGACCCACACCAGGGACATATGCGGATGGCGATCCACCAGTGCCAAAGAATTGGTCTATTGAGGCACCGATCTTGGTTGCTGGGCCTGCGTTCTGCTTTGCCCAGAAACTAACGGTCACGGTCTTGCCTGCGAACCGACGCACATCTTCCATGCGCTGAAAGATTGCAGAGAATGCAGACGCAGCAGCATTGCCGGTGAATGTGTTGCCAAGGATGTTCTTCGCAGCCTCATCCCCGATTTGCGCGCGATCACCATCCACTGCTGCATAAATGATGACGTTCGCGGTATCTGTGTCGCAGTTCAGCACCCAGCGATCTGCTGAATACACACCATTCACACTGAACGGTCCCGCACCCCGCTGCGTTATATTGAACAAGCTGTTATGGATTAGGTTACGTCCTACATTCCCATATGGACTGGCCACTACTTGTGTCGAGCCAGCACCTATCCACTTCACACCGTCCCATCTGAACACTGTCCCATTAGGAGCAGTGACTGTGCTGCCAACGATAGGTGCGTTAGGGAAGTCGAACATTACTTCTTGGCCTCTGTAGCTATTGGTGCTTCAGGTGCAGGATCAGGCTCATTGCCTTCTTCTAGCCATTCCATGTACTGCTGATAGTCTCTGTTAGCAGGATCGAATGGAATGAACGCACCATCGGACATGCGTTGCACGGTCTGCATCGTCATGCCAGGAAGCTGTGCGACGAGTTGGTATTCGGATGCCATGTTGTCCTCACAGATCAGCGGATGCGGTGAAGTTGCATTGCACTAGACAGGTTCCTGCTACTGCTGCTGTGCCAAGATTATAAAGACCAGTGACGCCTAGTGCGGCCAAGCTAAAGCCAGCGATGTTGCTGCCGCTGTTGGTGCCGGCAACCGTAGGGACGGCACGCATCACGGTAGCGAACTGTGTAGAAGTATTGAACCCCGCGCCGGCCCCCTGATAACCTTGCAGAAACAGATATCCAGTCTGATAAAACCGCTGGCAGTTCGCCAGATCGACCTGCGGGTCGGGCTTCTCTAGCGGCGTGGCAACGCTGCCGATCTCAAGCTGCACGCCCCACAGCGCGATAGCACCGGACTGCACCCCAACGCTACCAGATCGTATGTTGAACGACGCTTCAGCAGAATACCAAAAGTTCAGATAAGTTCCGGTGTCGCCATTCGTTCCAAACGACTTGCCCGCCAATGAACCGACAACGAATGTCATCATGTATCTTGTAGGCGTAGTCGTTGCGACTATCTTCTGCCCGTTCCCCCTGGCAGGCGTTGATGGCGAGCCGCCCGTGCCAAATGACTGATCTATGCTGGCACCGAGGTTCAATGTCCCAGATGCAGTCCATGCCCAGAACGATAATATAACCGTCTTATTAGCAAGCCTCGCTACATTCTCTATAGCCTGTCCGCTAACGGTTGCCGCTCCGACTGCTGCATTGCCAGCGAATGATGTTGTGAGAGAACTCCAAGCGTATTCATCACCTATAGCCGCGCGCTGTGCATCGTTAATCGAACCGATGCTGGTGCTGAATGTAGATGGCACAAGCGAACCAACAGTCCAACGATCAGCAGTGTAACCCCCTGCTGTCCATGGTCCGTAGCCACGCTGCACCACATTGAACATCGAGTTGTGGATCAGATTGCGTCCTACATTACCATATCCTATCGTAGTCCCAGGTGATGCACTGATCCACTTCGCACCATCCCATGACCATATGACACCATCAGGACTAGTGAATTGCTGACCATTAGTAGGTGATGTTGGGAAGTCCAGGGCCATGTCAGAGGTCCGCCGATGCGGTGTAATTCATCTGCACGTAGCCGGTGCCAGACGCTGTAAACGTGCCTGTAAATATTTGAATGGTTGATGGGTCTAGTGCAGTAAGGTCTGCATTGGATATGTTTGATGAAGTAAAGTTCTTAGTGCTAATGGTGGGGATGGCACGCATGCTGACTGGTAAGGACTGTGTGACTGCAGCACCATTGCCTGCTGTTTGATATGCAGTGACACGTGCATTGCCACCGCTTTGATAGAACCGCTGGCAGTTCGCCAAGTCCTCGCGCGGGTCTGGCTTATCGAGCGGCGACGGCTGCGTCTGCCCGGCGGCGGCGACCTCCAGTTGCACGCCCCATAGATTAATGGCGCCAGATTGCACGCCGATGTTGCCAGCCGATGCGTTGTTCGTAGCTCCAGACGATAGCCAAAACTCAGTCACGGTGCAGTGGTCATTGTTGGAGCCCAGCGTCATTGTCGTAAGCGATGGCATCGTGAATGTCGCGCTGTAGCGCATCCAGCTAGTGGAGATCGTGACTGGTGTCCCGTTGGCGAACCTGCCGCCTCCGGTCGGCGATCCGCCAGTGCCGGGTGTCTGGAGTATATTAAGCCCGATCTTCGGCGTGCCAGTTGCCGCTTTCGCCCAGAAGCTGAGAACTATAGTTTTTCCAGCCAGCCGGCGAACGTCCTCGATTTTTTGAAATACGATACTGTATGCACCCGCTGCCGCGTTGCCGGTGAACACATTCTGCAATGCAACGCTCGCCTGTTCGTCGCCAATCGCAGCGCGATCCGCCGCCGTCAGCGCCACCTGCGTTACGCTGGCTGTGTCGGTGCCGAACGAGATACCCCAGCGATCCAGCGTTATCGCTACCGGACCAGTTGTGAACGGTCCCGTCCCACGCTGCGCTATATTGAATAGTCCATTGTGGATCAGGTTGCGCCCACTGTTGTTCTGTGCAGATGCTACCTCTGTCTTAGTTGCAGCATTCACTGCACCTTGTACATTCGTAGCAGCTACATACGCAGCACTGTTGCCATCATCATATCTGACGTATAGCTGTCCACCCTTACTGTCCCACCACAGACCACCACTATCCAACGCAGGTGGTGTATCAGAGATAGTGGCCAGTGCTCCACTGCCACTGGTATTGGCTATCACCCACTGATTGCTGTTCGCATCATTGTATCGTACGAACAGTTGTGCATTCGTACTATCGAACCACAGATCACCCTGTGTAGGAACAAGCGGTGGCGTGTCCGACACGAAGACTGTTGTGCCACCACTACCACTCTCTTGTTCAAACCGTATGTCCACATACTGTTTAGTCACAGCATGCATCGGTGCTGTTGGATCAGCCCACAATGAGAGTGGTCCCTGCATGATCCCACCAGTCAGTGGTAGGAATGCTCCATGTAGTGCTAGGCTGTAGTTGAAGTCTACATACTGTTTGGTCGCTGCCTCCAGTGGTGCAATAGGATCACCAACCATCGTCAGCCTACCAAGCATGGTATCGCCAGTGCGCTGCACCTTCTCACTGAATGCTAGATTGAGCTTGTCAGCACGCAGTGGATTCTCACCTCTGAAGAAGATGACATCACTCATGCCAGTGGGTCCTCATCCAGTACGAAGAAGGTAGTGTCGCCAGCCATTGCATTCTCATCATCCATGCCAGCACTCGGATCGAGCAGTATGGGATGTGTGTTGTACGCTGCCTTGATCTTCTTCCTTCTATTCGCAGCCAACACCTGATACTTGTTCACCTGTGCAGGGATGGTGCCATCATCTACTGCATACATCCAACACACATCGTAGAGGATGAGCAGCCTGTCGAGCCATATCTTGTCAACACCAGTCATTGGTACCACAGGACGCTGACGTGTCATCACTGTGACATTGCCAGCATAGCCATATGGCAATACACTGAACGGTCTATGCAATGTACTCATGCTTGGCATGATATAGCGTGCCATGCCTCCACTGGCATTGCCCATTGCGAATGGATTGCCAAAGCCTGTCCACACAGGCAGCTTCCTATGACTGCCCTCTGGGAACACAGCTAAGATGTCTGTCCATTCATCGATGAAGTTGATTGGTCCTTGTAAATCAACGAGCGGTATGCCTGTAGCACCATCGATGCCCACTGCCTGATACCAAATCAGTTGTGGCCACCACATCTCCTCTAGCTCTAGCAGCACAGCATTCTGTGTGTACTGCGTCATACGTGGAGTGGAGTATATCTGTGTAGCCTGTCCTGGCACCTGTGACAGTTCAGTGATGGCACCATTCACTATGTCATTGACAGTAGCTGCTTGTGTCCCAGACATGCTTCACTCCAAGGAGAGAGGCCCTAGTCCGATACGGGCGTAAAAGACTAGGGCCTCCTGCCATAACAGTCGTGCGTAGGTGAAGGGTTACGCCGCGAACTGTTTGACTCCGTGTAGACCACCATGGTAGAGCGTGTTCACATCATTCACACAGTCAGCTACGACTGAGATGACATTCACACCGTTCAGTGCTGTGGTCGGAGTGTAAGTGCCACGTGGATCACCTGTTGTAGCAGTCTGCGGATCAGTAAGCACTGCTGCAACCAGTGTACCTGCTGCAACTGCAAGTCCATTGGCCACCTCATACTCGACGCGCAAGGTCTTGTAAGGCAATCCAAGGCCAGCACCGTAGCCCATGCTGAAGGTGCCTGCATTAGCAGGACACACGACTGTATCGACATACTTGAATGCCTTCTTGGTCAGCACCGCACCAGTGGATGCCATGGTCACATCCTCACGGATGTTCTGCCCAAGGTAGTCTGCACCATAGATGGACACCACAGTCGTGTTGGTCGTGGATGCAGTGACCTGCAACACACGTCCCCATGGTGCATCGATCAACTGTGCATTCTGTACACCAGTGCCATCCAGTGTAGTCACAGCACCAGCATTGAGTGCAGAGGCATTGAAGATGTTGGTTGCGACCGCAGCAATGGGCTGTCCGAATGGCACACGTGTCGGACCATTGCAGTTCACCTCATCTGCGAACTGCATCCCTTCTACAAACATGTTGATCCGACGAGGGAAGAACGTCGGAGACGGCATCACAGTGCTGGCCATTACTCAATGTCTCCTTCTAGTGTAGCTAGACCACCAGTGCTGCGTCCACGACTACGGACCTCAGACCGCTGTACTAGCTCTTTAGGTGATAGGTTGTAGTCCTGTGGCACTACTTCACCTGATGCCATATCCACGAGTGGTGGTGCTTCAAGGATGCCCACACGACGCAACTGCTCTGTGTCATCCGCAGCGATGAACACTGAGTGCTTCTGTGGGAAGTACACCATGTAGCCTTCAGTGAACTCCTCAACGACTGGCACCATCTTACGAGTGATGATTGCCTTGTCCTTGAGCGCACCTACCTGACGCACATCCTCTTGGATATGGATCACTGTCCTAGTGAAGTTGCCTGTGATCTTCTCAGCCTGGAATGCTGGCTTGATGTCTACTTCTGCCATCATACCTCTTCCCATGTAGCATTGGGAGAGTCAGGTGGCATCTGCTCTGCATCCTTGCCTGCATCATTGTAGTGTGTGGCACCCTCGACGGTGTCTACCCACTCTTGGCTACCATCTTGCCAATACATGGGAGGATCACCACCATCACAGATGACCCATGAGTTGGGGCCTTCATCACCACCATCAGGCGGTGGCTCTTCTGGTTGTGCAGGTAGTGTCACACCAATCAGTCCTGCATCCACTGCTGCTTGGAAGCGAGACTTCACTTCCTCTGCACCAGTCTCACGCAGTGCCTTACGCAATGCTTCACCATTGTCCTCTTGGTCCAGTACTTCTTCCTGTCCCTCAGTGAGAGCATAGTGCGTCATGCTGTTCAGTGTCGTCGGTGCCTGTGCAACTGGCATGTCGTCCTCCTAGTTCGTCAACACTGCATGAGTGCGGTATGCCCGCCACAGACACCACTGTCCTTGCCACAGCACACGGCTACCACTGGCATCTGTGTTCCATGGAGCGGTCAACTCCTTCACCTTCATGTTCACACCTCGCAGCATGTGCAGCCGCAGGTAGGTGTCATTGATGAAGTAGGCGTAGTTGACTGGGCAGTCCTCATCATACATGAGTGGGATGCCATTGTGCAGACAGCCCTCGAAGCCAAGGTCAAACATACGCTTGCCTGCCTTGCCTTCAGTCAGTGGCATTGTGAACTTGTCACGCACTGCCTGCCTGTAGATGCGATAGATGTTACGACCACACAGGATCACAGATGGCCTGTCACCCTTCAGTGTGAGGTCCATCAGGATGTCATCGAACACCTCTTCGATGTTCGTGCTATCGATGCCACCAGCGAAGTTATACGCTGATGTGCGCCACTGCGTCTCGACTGCCCTGTTGATGCCACCGAGTGTGCCAGTGGTAGGATCAGTTGGGATCATAGCCAACAGACCATTAGGATCAGTGCCACCACCGAAGCCATACAGGTATGTGGAGAACTTGTCCTTGATGCTCT